AAGAGACTTCTGTCAACAAATGGTAGCTGCTAATTTATATTACACTAAAGAACAAATACAATCTATGAGTAGTTTAACAGCTAATCCAGGTTTTGGTCACAATGGTGGTGAATATGATCTATTTAAATATAAAGGTGGACCAAATTGCAAACACAGATTTAATGACTTTTTAGTTAAATCAACTAAAGATGGTAAAATATCTATACAAGATTTAGGACCAGCTGCTGGTAAAGCAGGTATTGAACCTGATAATATGGCAAAACATGGTTATTACACTAAACAAACTACTATTTTTAGCTTCGCAGCTGAAGAACAACAGGTTTTAGTAGGCCCTGCAATGATTAATGATTTACCTATTTTGAGAGTAGATGATAATGGTCAAAGATATTACGTTAAATTCTCTGCTGAAACTATTAAAGAAATTGCATTAAAGTATTTCAAAGAAGGTAGAGTACATGAATTAAATACAGATCACGAAGACAACACAGCTGGCGCATACATATTTGAGTCCTGGATTGTAGAAACTGAAGACGATAAAGCAAATACTCTATATGGTTATAACGTGCCTATTGGTACCTGGATGATTTCAGTAAAGGTCGAAGATCCTGAAACATGGAAGAGAGTTAAAGCAGGTGAATTACGTGGATTCTCTGTCGAAGGTATGCTAGTTGATATGGAAGAATTAGAAGCTATGAAGACCTACGAAAAGATCAAAAAGATATTAGGAACTGACATCTAATATATTATTAAATAATTAAAAAATGTATTTTTAGGCTAAACATAATTTGGGTGTTTAGCCTTTTTTATGTCTATACCCTTCCTAGTATACCTCAGACTCGCTGAAGACAATACTTGTATTCCTAGGTCCCTGTTTTGTTTCATCTTTTTAAAAATATTTTGAAGATGTGTCAGTTGTTAATAATATAATATTTATAGATACCAAGTGCAATATGCACTAACTAATTATTAAAAATAACTAAAAATTATGTACAAATTAAAGTTAAATCAAGTACGTGAAATTTTGGGTATGGAAGTAAAATTAGAATCAGCTAAATTACAAGACGGCATTACTGTTGTTGAGTATGAAAAACTTGAACCAGGCATGCCTGTATTCATCGTTGCTGAAGACGGTTCTACTAAAACTCCAGCACCTGAAGGATACCACACACTAGAAGACGGTACAATTATCAAAGTAGATGCTCAAGGTATCATCTCTGAAATTACTACTGAAGACGCTGAAATCACTGAAGAAGAAGCACCAATTGCTGATGAAGCTGTTGTTGAAGTTGCAGGCGAAGAAGCTGTAGTAGAAGAAAAGATTGATGTTGCTATGGAAGAATCTATTATCGAGAAAGTACAAGAGAAAATTGCTGAACAAATGAAAGCTATTTTCGAAGCTGTTGAAGAAGTTGCTAAAGAAGTTTCTATCGTTAAAGAAGAAATGGGAGCAATGAAAACAAAAATGGAAAAGTTTGCTAAAGCTCCAGCTGCAGCTGCTGCTCCAAGAGTAACTAACGTTACTAATGAAGAATTCGGTGGAATCGATGCTAAAATTGATTTCCTAAAATCATTGAGAAAATAATCTCTAATAATTAAAAATAACACTAAAAATTATGTCATTTAACATTTCATCATTACCAGCGTATACTGACCAATTGTCTACAGACTTGATCACTCGTGCTATTTTAAAACCACAAACTGTAAACAATTTAACAGTTAAAGCTGGTTTAACTGCAGGTACAACTGCAATCAACATTTTAGGTGCTAACGTAGACATCAAAGACGCAGCTTGTGGATTTGGTGCAGGTCAAGTTGGTACTAACTCAACTATCTTCACTCAAGTGAACATGAACGTTCAAGCGAAGATGTTAAAAGAATTACTATGTCCCGACGTTTTATATTCTACCTGGTTGAGTTCTCAATTATCTGCTTCTGCATTACACGAATCAGTTCCTTTTGAAACTCAAATCGCTGATTTAAAAATCAAAGAAATCGCTAAATATGTTGAAGAAACTATTTGGGCTGGAGACGGTGCAAACCTTGATGGTTTATTGTTCCAAACTTCTGTAGCTGAAGGTGCTGTTGACGGTACTGCATACGCTACTGCTTGGACTGCTGCTAACGCAGTAGCTAACATGTGGGGAATGATTGATTTAATCCCTAACGAATTAAAACAAGAAGATGATTTAGTAGCTTTCGTTTCATACGCAACATACTCTAAATTAACTCAAGGTTTACAAGACAAAGGTAATTCAATCTTGTTACAATATCCTAACGTTAACAACGTAACTGGTGCTGCTGAATCTTCTTTCATCTTCCCAGGTTCTAACGTAAAAGTATTCGCTGCTCCAGGATTAATCGATCCAGCTGCTTCATCAGCTGTAGTAGTTGGACCAAAGAAATATGCTTTCTTCGGTACAGGTTTAGTAAACGATGAGTCTAACTTCAGATTCTTCTACAACCAAAATTTAGATGAAGTTTCTTTCTTGTCTAAATTCAAAGTTGGTACTTCTGCAATTGCAAACCAATTCGTTTCAACTGTAGCATAATCATAACCAATACCTAACCAAAATGGTGGATCTTCGGATCCACCTAATTTTAAAAATAATATTATAATAATATGGCTTGTTTAATTAATTCAGCGTTACCTCTAGATTGTATGGGAGGAATTGGCGGATTGAAAACTGCGTATTTTTTAGCTGGTGAAATCGCTTCTACAACTGTTGTAGCTGGTGAAATTACTGCAATTTCTGGTACTGGTTCTTTTTACGAATACCAATTAGCTAAAGATACTGCTTTCTTCAACGAAGCAATTAACGTTAGTAATACTGCTGGAACTGTGTTCTACGAAGGAGTATTAACTATCATTTTACAAAAAATGTCAGCTGCTAAAAGAAATGAAATTCTTTTATTAGCTCAAAATAGAGATTTGAGAATCGCTTTTGTTGATCAAAACGATATTACTTGGGTCATGGGTCTTGATAGAGGTGCAGTTATGTCTGCTTCTTCTGCTGCAACTGGTACAGCACCAGCTGATGCTAATCAATACTCTTTATCTTTCACTGCACAAGAGCCTACTGCTGCATATCCAATCGAAGCTGGTTCTTCATTGGCAGATGTAGTTGGTGGTGGTTTAGTAGTTGTGGCTGCATAATCTAAAGTATACACTTTTAAAACTAAAGGGTTAATCTAACGGTTAACCCTTTTTTTATGCGAGCTTGTGTCAAAAGGTTTAGTTTTTATATTTAAAATAAACAAGTATCTACAATGATAAATTTACGCAATCTTGCAGTCAATACCGATATTATCATCTACGTTAACACGACGGATGCTGATATACCATTCGATACTAATACATTTCTTTTTGGTTTTAAAGGTGGGTTTACAAATGTATACACATATGTAGTACCTACAATTGTAAAACAAAACACAAGATATACACAGTTTTCAATTGAATTAGTTACAATTGGTAATGAAGATCCTGAAAATGGTAAAGTTGTAATTTCACCAGATGGTAACTATGATTATAAATTATGGGCAACTGATGGAATAACTTTAGATCCATACAGCGGTTATATCATCGATGAAGGTCAAATGTATCTTGATGGTACAGCTGAAGAAATGGAAACTATTACATACATTTCAGACAATGATCCTGAAAGAAACGTAGTTTATCTAACAAGAAATGAATCAGTTTGTAACAAATGGAATACGGATCCAGATCAATGGAATCTAGCTGTTCAAAAATGGAACGAGTGTTCATAATTAAAATAAAATAATAGAATGGCAAATTTATTTAACAAATACATCTATGAAACCTATAAATCAATTATAGGAATTGGTGATTCAGGTACGAGTGGTTTAGGTGCTGACCTACAGCCTTTGACCGATGGAGAAGGTAATCATTTACCGATCGAAGTTAGTGAGACCGAAGTAAACCTGACAGCTCCAACAACAGTGCCAAACCTTTTTATCGAAGGTTATGGTGAAGTTATCGATGAAAATGGATATTGGACTGGCGAAGGTGGCGGTGGAGGTGGAGGTGGAACCTCTGGAACCTCTGGAACTAGTGGTTTAACAGGAACTTCTGGAACTTCAGGCGTAAATGGCACCAGTGGCACATCAGGTACGTCAGGCCGTAACGGTTTTGCTGGACTAAATGGTTCAAATGGCTCAAGCGGTATAGACGGAACCAGCGGCACTTCTGGCGTTGATGGAACATCTGGAATTAATGGAGCTCAAGGCTCTGCAGGTTTAGATGGAACATCTGGAACTAGCGGTGTAGACGGAGATCAAAATTTATTTATAGCTAATGCGAGTGTTACAACAGTAGTACCTGGTGGAAATTACTATGGTATAACTAGAATTACACCTGTAAACGAATCTTTGTATGTACCAGACGACGCTCAAAATATAATAGCATTGGGTTATTATGCAGCTGCTTTTGATAATACTATTTACTTGGGTCATTATGGTCAAGCTGTAGCAAATTCTGTATTAATAGGACATAATTCATATTGTAATACGGGTTATAATACAATGGTTGGTAATGGAAATCAATTAAACAACTTTACTGGTAATTGTATTGTAGTTGGTCGTGATAATCAAATAAACCCAACTAATCAAATTGATTCTTCTGATAACATTTTAATTACTAATAACTCAACAGTAGAAGGAGCCAGAAACATTGTAATAGGTTTAGGTTCTAGTGTTGGAGCAGAAAATTCAGTTGTTCTTGGTAATGCTCAAGTTATGGGTGATGCTGCTATTGCAATTGGTAGAAACGTTCAAGCATTAGGATCTGGTAATATTGCCATCGGTGATAACGTAATAGCTAATAATGGAGACGGTCTTGCTATTGGAGCACAGGCTGAAGTATTTGGAGTTAGAGGTGCTGCTATTGGTAAATTTGTAACGATTACATTAGATGGTGATAATTCAGCAGCTTTAGGTAACGCTATTACAGTTGATGCTGCAGATGCAGTGGCTTTAGGATCTAGAGTTAGTATTGCTGCAAATGCACATGGATCTGCTGTAATAGGTAGAGATATTATTGCAGAAACACCAGACACATTAACTATTCGTAAATTACAATTAGTAGATTACGCAACCTGTAATTTTGCAGATGATACAGCAGCTGCTACAGGTGGAATACCTTTAGGTGGCGTATATCATACAGCAGGAATATTAAAAATTAGAATCTCATAATATATGGCAAGTTTATTAAACAAATACATTTACGAAACCTTTAAAGGTTTAATTAAAACGCTAGATAACGAGCCAATTGATGCTACGTTAAAACCATTATCAGATGGTGAAGGTAACGAGTTGCCAATAAAGGTATCTGAAACTGATGTTGAAGTTGGATTCTTGACTTCTAAAAATTTATTTATAGAAGGATATGGAGAATGCATTTCGCAAAATGGTGAATGGCTCGGGCAAGGTGGAGGTTCAACTGGATCTTCAGGAACTTCAGGAGTTAATGGAACAAGCGGAACGTCTGGAACAAGAGGTACAAGCGGTACAAGTGGAACTGCTGGAATTAATGGTTCAGCGGGAACATCTGGCACGTCAGGTCTAAATGGATCTAGTGGTACAAACGGTCAAGCAGGAACTAGTGGTACAAGTGGTCAAACAGGCTCATCTGGTACTTCTGGTTTAAACGGAACTAGCGGAGCTAATGGAACAAGTGGTACATCAGGTATCTCTGAACCAGGCACACCTGGTACGTCAGGTACAAGTGGAACAAGCGGTACAGCAGGAACATCTGGATCTAATGGAGTTTCATCAGGTAGAACATATTTCTTTAATCAGTCTCAATCTTCTGATGTTAGTCCATATAAAGTATTATCAGTAGATCCTAGTGGAGCTGTACAACAAGTAGTAACTGAAACTGGAATTGGTGCAAATACAAGTAGATTAATGTCTGAATTTATTACACCACAATTAGGATTTTCAATTATTCCAGGTGGAGTACAAAGATTCCATGTTCATATGAAGAAAGATGCTAATGCAAATGACTTCGAAG